ATCAGCACCTCTACATCGACGGCGTCCACCGGAACATGTCGATTGGACCAGGTGCTCCCGGCCTTCGCATCGTTCCAGGCAGGAACATGATCATGCTGGCCCATGCCGTCAACTACGCCGCAGCCAATGGCGTAGACCGCGTGTGGTTTGGGGCAACCGCCGATGACCAAGACTACCCCGACTGCAGGCCCGACTGGATTGAGGCGTTCAACGCCATGGCCGAAGAGGGCTGTGGGGTCAGCGTTGAGGCGCCGTACCTTGGGCACACCAAGGAAGAGGTGGTGCGTGCAGCCAGGTCTTTGAAGGTAGACCTTGAAGCCACCTGGTCCTGCTATGAACCAGAGGGAGCTGAGCCATGCGGCAGGTGCCACTCATGCGAAGAGCGGTTTGCCGCCCTTACTCATCCCTAGTGGCCTCACGTACGCGCTGGTCAGCGTAGTGCTCGCGCATTTCCCTGAGGCCCTCGCCAATCCCATTGGAGACGTTGTCTACCTTCTCGATCAACTTCTCAATCTTGCCAGCCAACACGGCGGTCTCGTCAATGAGAGACTCAACTGTCTCTACTCGCTCACTCTTCCACTCGGCCAAAAGCGTCATATGTGCGTCCTGCTGGGCGTCTAGGCGCCTTGACGTGTTGACGTAGATCCAGAGGAGCACCCCAGACAGGATGCCCATCCCCCCCGCGCTTACCAGGGTGCTGTAGAGCTCCTCAAGAGGCATCGCCCCACTTTTCCCTGGCGTCCTGCCAAGCGTCTACCACAACATCGACGATGAGCCCGATGAGAGCTATTTCTTGGGCTTCCGACAACAGCCTAATGTCGATGGTTGAAGCGACGGTTTCAGTTACCCACTTCCTCTTCTGTGGGCCCGTCGATCCCTTCCCCGGTAGCTTCGGGAACAGGTGCTCGGCCGCCATCACTAGGGCTTGGATCTTCCGAAACAGCCCCTTCGTCTGCAGCGTCTTCAGCAAGCTTGGCATCTTCTTCTCCAGTGTGTGTGACCCCAGCGCCCACGAGGACACCAAGGATGAATGCAATGATTAGTGTAGCGTGCTTTTTCATTTCGCAGCCTCCAGAAGGACTAGCATCATGGTCACAATCAATAGCCCAATGACAACCGCGCAGGCAAGGAAGTCAACTAGTCGTGGGATGGTTGACCCCTCTGTCGAGCACCTTGTAGCCCTCTGACTTCGACCAAGTCATCACCTGGCCGCTCTTGGATGCGCTCCTGAATGGGCTGCCCAGACTTAGGTGAATCCAACTGGGCTTGTCAGCAACGAACCCTTCGAGAATGAGCTGGCCGAACTTGAGCTCAGACTCCTTCCAGATCCACTCGAAGACCGCCTTGTGCTCCACCCCAATGATGTGGAAGTCAGCCGCTTCTGCTAAACAGTGCTGGCTCAGCTTGCTGCCACCGATGACACGGTTGAGCGCCTTGCCCCTAAATCCAGAGTGGATGATGAGCGGCTCGTCCCAGTTGTTTCGCACGCGCTGCAGCATCTGGGCCGTAGCCTTCAGTTTGCCGATGAGGCGCTCGCCTTCCATGCGGTTCTTCTCGAGGTACTTCCGATGCCCAGTGAGGGTCATCTCCTCGAAGCTGATGTTCCTGGTCAGCTGCATCAGACGAAGAGCAGTCGAACAGTGACGGAGCCACTTGGTGCAACGTTGTCGCCATCGGTAGGATTCCTTGTGACCCAGTAGGAGAGGGCCGTCATGGCCTGGCCACCGGGGATAATGCACCGCGTGATGGCGCTGTTGGCTACCCGCACCATGTACTCGGCAAGGGTGGCCGACGTGCTGTCCGCGTCCTCAGCCATGCGAAGGTAGACGGCGGTGCCGCTGGTGTTGTGGACCTCGAAGCCCCGCAGGTTGAGGGCCACGTTGCTGACCTTGACGACGGTGTTGGTGGCCGCCGTGTCTTCCCAAATGGAGAACTCAGACCCCGTCGAGTTGGCATTCATGAACTTGGTAGCCATTATTCAATCCCGATTGTGACAGCGAAGGTTTGTGCTGGGTTGGAGTTGCCCGCCACACCGGCTGCGTTCGTCGCCGCAAACGTAAACGCCGTGCTGAACGTATGCGCTGGCGACAGGAACACCAAGGTGGTGGTGGTGCTGGCCGGGAACTTCCAGATGAAGTCTGGGGCGTTCGTTCCGACCACGCAAGCCGCTGCGGTTAGGTCGAAGACCCGCAGGTAGGCAACGGAGGAGCCAGTCGCACCCTTGTAGAACCGGGGGATCGTTGAGCTCGCCTGGACCTCTTCTTCAGTAGCGTTGGCCGACGCATCCTTCACGACCTTGGTGCAGAGCGGGTTGGCCAGGTCTCTTCGTAGTAGTGGCATGGTTGGTTCCTATGGTGCGGTAGTGGTGAAGGTGGTGCCGTTCCAATACCAGAAAACCTCATTCCCGTCATCGTCCCTGCGGCAGCCGCCACCGAAATCATGGGTGTCGTTTTCAATCTGAGTATGTACGGAGGGATCAAAGTTGGACCCACCCGTGAAGTCCGTATAGCCGGCCATGAGAACCCGACCGGTGGCCGTCTCAAAAACTACGTTTCTCATATGACCTCCGAATACCCCTTTATGATTGCCTGGCACTCCGATGTCGCATGCGCCGAGTTGTATTGGAACTCACGCGTGGTAGGACAGGGCAGCGTCGTCATCTGATACTCGGATCGGTTTTGACGTACCCGCGTCCAAACGCCGGTGTTGATGATGTCGGTGATCTTAAACGCCGTGGCATTGTCTCCACCAGCCTGTGCGGAAAACCTGATCAGGTATTCAAACGCTGTTGGCGCTACCCCAATGGCAACCGAGACGGTCGCGTATGAGCCCGTGTTCGTTGCGTTATTCAGAACCAATGTATCACTGCCCGACCCGGCCCAGTAAATCTTTCGGAGGTTGGTGTTCCCAACCTGCACGAATGGTAGGAGGTCGTCTGACGCGTCGTTGTACACCCAACCAACTCTCCGAAACACCGTATAACCTCCTGGGAGGGTCGGGCTGGTGGCGCTGGTGCTCAGCAGGCCCGCGGTCGTCTGGCCCGGGCCGGCGATCACATGTACCGCGTACCATGTCGATGTGGCCTCAACGCCTGCATCGAGTTTGTTGAGCCCGGTTCCGCCGTCGATGACAACCGTAACCGTCCCGCCGTTTCGGATGACGCGCGAATTGGTGCTGTCCATGCACCGGCCAACTCCGATGGTAATGTCCTCGGTGTTCACGTAGCTCAGCGCCATGCCCTTGATGGCGTCTGGGCTGATGTCGTTGTATTTGAATGTCATTTATTACTTCACCAGGACCTGCATTCCGTAGACAATGGCGGGCGCGTCCATGTCGTCGTCCGACGGTGTCGCTATGTTGTCGCGATCTCTACCCAGAAAAAACATGGTCGGCTGGTCGGTCCAGCCCGTGAGAGTCAGGTCTATGTCGTCGATCCGATAGCTGTATCTTTGCGGCGGCTCTTGCAGCGCGGCGCTCTCCACGCGGACATCAAGGCATCCCTGTGTGGTACTGCCAACGATGTAATTACCGCCAACATCTCCGGGCTGTACGGCGTGGAAGATCCATACCGTGGTGTCAGTCTTGGCCGCCCGGTCGCGCTGCCCCCACATGATTCGGAGGCGCGCCGTGGTGTTCCGGTCCTCGGGCAGCCAAACGAAACCGGAAAAATCACCGGATACGATCCAGTCGCGGATGTCGCCGTCGTCGCCGCCAAATGACCAATACTTGGTGTTTTCGTTCATCCCGGTGGCATCCGAGTCGAACCCGACTTTTACGTTTTCGGTCCCAGCCCCATTAGCCGCCGGTGTGCGCCAATCTCTGATGTGAACCAATCTCCAGCCGTCGGCGTATTCCGCCGCCGTGATGCCGCCGGCCAAAATGGTCTCACGGGAGACACCGAATAAATAGCTCATAGCAGCCTCAAACGATGAAATAATCTGCGCCGTTTGAAACGACGGTGATCGATGCGTAGTTGGTGGTAATCGTCTGCGTGGTGGTCCCGTCAATGTTGTCGGCTGACGTCACCGCAATGTTCGCGTCGCCCGCCGCGCCGCCGACGTCCTTGATGACGTATGTGGTTCCCGCAGGAGCATTTTCTGGCAGCGTCACGGTGCGGGTCGTCGTGCCCGATCCTGACGTGTCCATGAGGACGTAGTAGTTGTCCGAGTCAACGGTGATGTCGGAGTCCGTCGAGGTCTCAACATTGAGAATCAGGGTTGTCGGACCCGCGCCTAACTGAAAATCCGTGCCCGCGTCATCGGTGAAGTACAACTCGTTCGGGCTGGCTGTGTTCACCCAAATTTGCCCATACGCGGCCGTGTCTCCGTCGGCGTCTGCCTTCTCTTTGAGGAAGATGGACCCCTCCCCCTGGATTCTGCCAGCGAACGTGGCCTTCTTGTTGGAGTCGAGCTTCAGAACGCTCGTCTGGCTTGCGTTGCCATCGGTGGTGTAGAAATACAGCGCCGCCCCATTCTCGGCGTTATTCCACGCGGCATCCGTCAGCACCTCGATGCGAGCACCGACTGTCTGGGTTCCGCTGGTATCTTCAGCACCAGTGAACTCGATGACTCCAAGTCTGTGGCTGTCGCCCATGGCTGCGCCATCGTTGGCAGACAGCCTCAGGGCGCCTCCAGTGTTGGCGCTGCTCGTCGTGGTGTCGTGAACATCAAGCTGAACGCCTGGGCTTCCCGTGCCGACACCAACCCGGTTGTTGGTCTCATCGACCACAATCGTGGTTCCATCAATCTCCAGGTCTGCAGAGACGATCTTGTCAGAGGTGACAATGCCAGCACCACCGGAAAAGCTTGGA